TCTTAGTCGCTGGTGATGTAACCAACGCCAATTTTACAGGTGCAGATTTAGAGCTTGGCAAGGGCGGTACGGGTGCAAGCACAGCAGGGGCAGCTAGGACAGCGTTAGGCGTTGCTATTGGTTCTGACGTACTCGCACCAGATGGAAGCGCAGCTAACCTAACTAACCTACCAGCAGGCGGTGCAGAGGACTTTGTGGCTTCTGGCACACTACCCAATGGTAAGCCAGTAGTGTTGAAATCTAATGGTCAGGTAGAGGTTGTTGCTGAAACTGGAATATCTCAAAGCATACCAGCAGGTAGTGAAACTGTATTTAATGCAGCTAATACAACTAGCATATCAGTTGCCTATGACCCCAATAATGCCAACAAGTTTTTATTAATATATAGGGACGTTGGAAATTCGGGTAGAGGTACTGCGCTTGTAGGCACAGTCTCAGGAACCTCAATGAGTTTTGGCAGTGAAGCTACATTTAGCAACACAGGCCACCCAAATACTTTTGCACCATCAGTATCATTTGACCCACATAACGCAAATAAGTTTGCATTTGCGTATCAAGCGGCAGAAAACAATTATTATGGTCAGGTCATTGTAGGTACAATATCGGGTACATCAGTTAGTTTTGGTACGGCTGTTCTATTTAAATCTGCTATTATATACGAGCCTTCACTAGCGTTTGACCCCTACACTGCTAATAAGTATGTAGTAACTTATAGATCCCCTTCTAATGGCGAGGCAATAGTAGGTACTATCTCTGGAACTTCATCTAGTTTTGGAAGTGTGGTGACTCTTAATTCAGGTCTTACGCATACTCCAGTTGTAAAATTTGACCCTAACACTGCCAATAAATGCGTGATAATTTTCAAAGATCAAAATAACTCTTATTATGGCACAGCCGTTGTAGGTACTGTATCGGGCACATCAATAAGTTTTGGCAGTGAAGTTGTCTTTAATACAGGGAATTCAGGCTTTCTTTCTTTATCTTTTGATAAAAACACAGCCAATAAATTTGTAGTAGGATATTTAGACGGAGGTAATGGAGAGAAGGGTACTGCGATTATAGGTACAATATCAGGCACTTCTACTAGTTTTGGTACTGAGGTTGTATTTAATTCTGGCCCTAGTCAGTACGTCAAAGTAGCTTATGACCCTCACACAGCTAATAAATTCGTTGCAATATACAAAGATGAAAATAATTCTAATTATGGCACAGCCATTGTAGGGACAGTATCTGGGACTTCAATTAGTTATGGCAGTGAAGCTGTATTTAACTCTGGTGTTACTAATTATTTATCCATTTCTTTTGACACTAATACAGCAGGTAAGTTTATAGTCGTTTATAACGATGCTGGCAACTCAAATTATGGCGCAGCTATTTTAGGGCAACTCCCTACTAGTATAACCAACTTAACCGCAACCAACTTTTTAGGAACAGCCACAGCAGCTTACACCAACGGACAAACTGCAAGCATCATGCTAAAGGGTGGTATCAGTGATAACCAAACTAGCCTTGCAATCGGCTCGACGTATTACGTTCAACCTAATGGTACTTTTGCTACCAGTGCTGGCACACCATCTGTAATTGCTGGTAAAGCAGTCTCAGCAACAAGTCTGTTGTTGAATGGGTTAGCCCCTGCTGCTACTCCAGACGAGATACCAAGTCAGACAGGCAACACTGGTAAGTTTCTAACAACTAATGGCAGTGCTGCAAGTTGGGGTGATGCTGGTGGCTCAGTAAATTTTATACAAAAGCAAACTGCTAGCCCTGCTTCCTCATTAGATTTCACAACCAGTATATCTGACTATGCAAGTTTTATTTTAGTCTGTACCCATTTTTATCCAACTACAGCAGGAGCAGATCTTTATTTTAAGTTTAATGATGTGGCGAGTAATTATATCGGCTTACTTGCTGGTGTTAAATATAGTGGTCAGCAGGCGAGAGCAGAACAGTTTACAAACTCTATGTTAATAGCAAAAGGTTTGGATAATGATTCTGCCAAAGCTTGGAAAGCTTCTGGCAAAATAGAAATATTTGCCGAAGCTGGTAAAAGAAAAGCTTGTACTGGGACAGTTGGTTATTATAGTTATAGCTATGCCCAAGTTGCTATGAATGTTGGCGGTGGGTGGGACAACACAGCAGCATTAACAAAGATTACAGTATATCCAAGCACTGGTACTTTTTATGGTACGTTTACCTTATACGGAGTGAAAACATCGTGAGTATTTATTCAAATAAAATGATAGATGGTGTTGTAGTTGCTCTATCCTCAAGTGAAATATTAGAACTAGAGGAACGAGATACCGCATGGGCAGCAGGGGCAGATGATCGTGCAGCAGCAGAGGCTAGAGAGAAACGTAATGGCCTACTCGCAGCTACCGATTGGACTGCAAACTCTGATGTGACCATGACTACTGAAATGACAGCGTACCGCACTTTATTGCGGAATCTGCCAGCACAGGCTGACTTCCCTACAACAATTAACTGGCCTACTGCGCCATGAGCCTGTATGGAAATATTGCAGCTAAGAAAAAACGCATTAAAGCTGGCTCTGGCGAAACAATGAAAAAAGCAGGGGCTAAAGGTAGGCCCACAGCTAATGATTTCAAGCAGGCCGCAAAGACAGCAAAGCCAATTAAGAAGAAATAGGATTAACAATGCCATTAATTCCACTAGATTTACCTGCTGGTATTTATCGCAATGGTACTGACTTGCAAAGCCAAGGGCGGTGGCGTGACAGTAATCTTGTGCGCTGGCATGACGGGACAATGCAGCCGATTCAAGGCTGGAGGCTTAGAAGCGATTCAGCAACCGCAAACATTACTAGATCATTAAGTGCCTGGTTAGACAATAGTGATAACAGATGGATAGCTGCTGGAACTTACCGCAAGCTATATATTTATGACGTTAATTCAGCTTTATATGACATAACGCCCACAGGCTTAACTGTTGGTACAGAAACTTCTATTGATGCAACAGCATTTGGTGGTGGCGTGTATGGCTCTGACGGCTATGGTGAGCCTCGTTTAGAACGCTCAACGGGTAATCCAGCGACAACGTGGTCATTAGATACATTTGGTCAAAACTTAGTCGCCTGCTCTAGCTCAGATGGTAAAATTTATCAGTGGACGTTAAGCACAAGTACAATAGCCGCACAGGTAACTAACGCGCCTGTTGGTAACGCAGGCATCATGGTGACTGATGAAAGATTCTTATTTGCTCTTGGTGCTGCTGGCAATCCAAGAAAGGTTCAGTGGTGTGATCGTGAAAATAACACGTTATGGACTCCTGCTGCGACCAATGAAGCTGGCTCAATAGAATTGCAAACTGTTGGACGCATTCAGTGCGGTGTAAAGGTTCAGAACCAAGCGTTGATTCTAACGACTACAGACGCGCACACAGCAACGTACTCAGGCCCACCTTACGTTTATGGCATAGAGCGTGTGGGCACTTCGTGTGGCATTGTGAGCGCACAGGGGGTTGCTGTAGTAGATATGGGCGCGGTGTGGATGGGCAAGGAATCATTCTTTATGTATTCAGGCGGCACAGTTAAAGAGCTAGAGTGTGACGTTGCTGACTACTTATACAGCGACATTAACGTATCTCAAATGGCTAAAGTTGTGGCAGTTTCAAATGCTAAATTTAGTGAGATTCGCTGGTTCTATCCAAGTGATGACAATACTGAAAACAATCGTTATGTCTCGTTTAATTATCAAGAAAACACTTGGACGATAGGCCAACTTGCTAGGACGGCTGGTGTTGACGCTGGGGTTTATCGTTACCCTATTTATGCTGACCCGACCAACAAAAAGATTTATGAACATGAGGTTGGATTTAATTACGATAATTTAATTCCATTTGCTGAATCAGGCCCGATTATGATTGGTTCGGGCGAGAACATTGCTAGCATAACTCAACTAATACCTGATGAACGAAATCAGGGTGACGTTACAGCAACGATTAAGTCTCGTTTCTATCCAAATGATACTGAGCGAAGCTATGGCCCGTTCACTATGTCTAATCCTGTGTCATTGCGTATTAGTGGCAGGCAGTTACGTTTGCGTATAGACACAGCCACTTCTGGCGATTGGCGCGTGGGCATTAACAGGGTTGAAGTTAAGACGGGGGGCAGGCGGTGAGTTTACAACAAATGCCACCTAAACCGATTGGCGAAAACTGGCTAAATTGGTCACAGCGTTTAGCAACATATCTAATACAAGTTAGGTCACAATTACGTCAAAAAGCCTCGCAAGAATCTGCGGCAGAAGATGGCGTTATATTGTGGGATAGAACTGTTGGATACCCTGTAATTTCTAAAAGCGGATTGTTTGCCGGTATTGAATTAAAGTCGCCTGGTTACACTGTGGCAGCATTACCTACAGGTGTAGTGGGGCAAAGAGAATATGTTACTGACGCATCTTCACCCAGTTTTGGTGCAGCAGTGTCAGGCGGTGGCTCAGTAGTTATACCTGTGTTTAAAAATGCCTCGGCTTGGGTCGTGGGTTAATAATGAATGAGCTAGAACGATGCAGAGGTTGGATAGAAAGCGCCCTTGAATATGGCGGTGGC